GCGGAGCCGCCCGCGAACACGAACGCGCCGCGCACGCGGTCATCCGGCCCCGCCAGGTCAACCATGCGTGAGAACTTGGCGACGCTCGACGCCCACAGATCGTCTGCCGACTGCACGACCTCGCGCACATCAAGGTCAAGGTCATCGCAGGCCAGCAGGTTAGCGCGCACGGTCTTGTCCATACTCGGCTTGTCGTCCTTGACGGCGAGCTCCAGTTGTTCCGGGGTCAGGCGGGCCAGCACCCATTCGCGCATCCGGGGCGAGCGCACGGTCGGCACGGCGCCCCCGGTGATCGCCAGCACATGCGCCTCGATCTCGGCGCTCTCGGTGGCGGCATAGCGCATCGCGGCACGGGCGAGGTCCACATCGACCTTGACGCCACGGTCATTGATGCGCTCGTTGATGTGGTAATCACTCAGTTCCTCGGGCGACAGTTCGCGCAGCGACTGACTGATGGCGCGCATGGCGCGCACATCCTGCTCGCAGTAGGCGATCAGTTCGCTGGGGTCGTCCTCGCTGAAGGGCGGCACGCAGAACTTGCGGACCAGCGCCTTGCCTTTGTGATCCTTCCGCATCCCGGCGCCCGCAAAACGACCCACATCCTCCAGACTGCCTGGCGCGCAATTGGCGCGGGCTTGCGTCGCGGTGCAGTAGAACTGCTCCAGCGCGAAGTCCATCCCCAGCACATGCTTGAAGATCAACCGCTCAAAAGCGGCATTGTGCGCGCGGATCTGCCCAACGAAGTTCGCGACGCGCTCGGGGAACGGATGAAGCGGCGTCCAGGTACGCACGTCCTCGTCATCGAAGGCGTAGGACATACACAGCACCTCGGTGGTGGCGTGCATCGCGTAGTTGTAGACGCCGCGCGACGGGAGGTCACAGTGACTGCGGGTCTCGAAATCAATCCACAGTTTTGACACTGCGCGCCTCCAGGATCAGGATCTTCGCTTGCAGGGCAGCGATCTCACGGTCGCGCTTGGCGATCTCAAAGATCGCACGCCGCAGCACCTCGCCGCCCCGCGTGAAATACGCATCTTCCAAAGCACTGATGATGTCAGTCATTTTCCCCCTCCTTCACCCGGAGATTGACTGCAATTCTCAGTAGCTCTGCTGTCTTCAACTCTCGTTCTTCGTCGGTCAATTCAGAGAACTCCTTTGCCACGCAGTCTCGCATGGTTTGCAGGACGTACTCGCTCATCTGCCTCGGCGTAATTATGCTCATGTCTCACTCCTCTCCCGAATAGCTTTGGCGAAAAACTTCGCCTCGTCTGACCATGTGATCGACTCGCACACCTGTGCGTCTTTCTCACGCTCTGCTGCGGCGACAAGGGCGGCGAAGCGTTCGAGTTCTTCCTGCGTGATTGTCCAGAATCCGTTGCTCCATGCGCCAATCGTGTCAACGTCGCAAGCCTCCCACGCCATGCGGATGATGTCGTCGCGTGTCATGTCTTGCCCCTCGCACGGATCGCTGCGGCAATCTCGCGATAATCATAGGACCAAACGGGTCCGTCAAACTTCTTTGCTATAGCCTCGCGCTCATGCGCGGCGACAAGGGCGGCGAAGCGGTAGCGGGTAAACGGTTCGTGAGCTTTCACCGTCTCTTGCAACGCCTGATTCCAAAGCGTGTCGATTTCATCGCGTGTCATGTCTGCGCCTCCTTGATCGCCCGCTCTGCGATTCGCTGCGCTTTCGCGCCGTTCGTCCACACGTCGTAGGTCTCGTCCGCGATCTGCTGTAACGCCCACAGCAGTGCCGCGTTTACGTTGTGCAACCGGCGCAGTTCGGCGGTGAAAACAAGGGCGGCGAACCTCTGAAAGTGCGCCTCAGTTCCCCAGTCCGCCCCGGCAGTGTCGTGCATCGTCTGCGCGATCTCGTCGCGTGTCATGTCTCGCCCCTCGCACGGATCGCGTTGATGGCGCGCTGTGCTGCCCGCACCGCCCACGCCGCTGCCCGCGCTGCATCCGCCGCATCCTCCGTCCGCTCTTTGAGCATCGTCGCCCATGCCTCTGAGTACTCCGGCGCAGGCTTGTGCGCCTCTAGCGCAGCCCACATCTCGTTCAGTTTGTCGCTCATGGCTGCACCTCCCGAATCGCTGCCCACGCTGCCTCCGCTGCCCGCGCCGCCCGCCTCGCTTCCCGCGCCGCTGCCTCCGCTGCCTCCGCTGCATCCCACGCTGCCTCCGCCGCTGCCCGCGCTGCCGACGCCTCGGCGTAGCTCGGCTCAGGCTCATGCGCTTCCAGTGCGGCCCACATTTCTGTCATTTTGTTCATCTCAGTTTCCTCCCGTAGAAAAACATCGCGTTGGCCTTGCCGATATGGTACGGCCCGCGTCGTCGGATCACGCCGAGCTTCCATAACTCAAAGAGTCGGCGTCTAACCGTGTGCTTGCGGATGCCAGTGAACTCCGAGATAGATTCGACTGAGTGCTTGCGAGCCATCAGCGCATCGACAATCAGACCTTTCATAACCGGTATGCCGTTGCGGATGTTGGCTTGAAGTATTTCGACTTGCTGTTCCAGGCGGTCGTTCTCCCGCTCCAACTCGTCGATCATTCGTACCAGTTCGCGCATACGAGCGCGGATCTCACGGTGTGATTCTTCCATAGTAAAAAAGCGGAACCGCAGGCGCCCCGCCCTCTGGGTCAGACCCGGCGACGCCGCGTCGGGGTCGGCTCCGCAGCCTCAACCGGCTCGGACGGGCCGTCCAGGCTCATCCACTCCAGCACCTCAAACACGGGCGTGAAGATCCGCCCGTAGCTCTTGTGCTGGTAGTGATCCTTGCCGAGACGCACGATGGCCACAGGCTTGGCCTGATCGACGTCCACCTGCGTGGCAATCGCCAGACCCAGCCCCTGCACGCTGCGCTTGCCGCCGACAGACGTCGAGTTGAAGCGAACTTCAAGCCCTGCATCCTCGCCGGTCAGGCACTTCATGCTGAAACCAACCTGCATCTCCCAGCCCTTCTTAGCGCCCGCAGGCGCCGCGTCAAGCTGCGGCAGCGGCTCGGTGACCGGCATAACATGCTCGGCCAGCACCTCACCGTCACCCCACGCGATGTAGCCGTGGGTGAACGAAAACGGATTCACCGCCCACTTGGACGAATCCTCCACCTCCGTCTGCTGCGCGCCGAACACCCAATGACCGGTCTTGTCCATCTTGATGATGGCCGAACCCGCCGCAGGGATGTCCCGCTCCAGCGTGCGAAGCGCCGTCGAGAGCGACGACACGGCGGGCAGACCCGCCTGACTGAACTTTACGATGTTGCTCATAATTTACCTAACGCCTTTACCAATGACGACCCGATCAACAGCGCCGGCTCCCTAGGGTCGGAATCAGGAACCAACGTCGTGCCCGACGACACGCTGACTGCGAAATCAGCGGGCAAAACCTGACCAATCTTCTTGAGCTTCTTCTCCATCTGCGCGGGCGACAGAAGCGACGTCTCAAACAGTTCGCCGTACGCCATGACGCGAGACAGCGTGTCCACCACGACATCCTCGTTCACCCAGCGTCGCGTGCCGCGCTTCGGCACCAGCTTCCAGCCGGGGATCTGGCGATGCTCGGCCACCTGGAACGCCTGCGCTCGCAGCGCCTTGATCCAGTCGTCCAGCATGTCGGCCTTGGTGAGCCACTCGGACAACGTGTCAACGTCCACCTTGTCAAGCGACGTCCGCATCGCCCGCTCGGCCACGGCGGTGTGCGCGGGGCAAGACGCCTTCGCCGGGCACCAACCGCACCAATCGCCCGCTGCCATCGGCGGCGCTTCACGCTGCGACAACTGAACGGCGAACTGCAACTCTCGCTCAAAGAATCGCACGCGGTCAATCGTCGTAATCCAGCGCGTAATATTCGGCGGCTGGATGATGACCAGTTCGACTTCGGTGACGCCCGCGACAAACTTCGGCAGACTGCGGATCGCGGCAGCAGCGTAAAACAGCAACTGCGGGTTGTCCTCGGCGGTCACGGCCACGCCGCTGCCAAACTTCCAATCGACGACAAAAAGGCGGTTGTCAACGCGACCGAGTATGTCGCAAGACCCAAAGACACCAGGCAGAGCGTCGCCGAAATCCACACGGCGCTCAACCAGAATGTCCATCTCGCCTTGAATGGTGTCGAACAGCGCGACGGCAGGGTGGATCTTCTCATCGAGCAACCCCTGCGTGAACTCCACGCCGTCGAGCTTGACGCCGAGCAGGTCTTCCGGCTCTTTGCCCGCGCCGTACACCTGCGCCATGATCTCGTGCAGGAGCGTGCCCTCGCGGGCGTAGTCGCTGGTGGGCAGGGGCGGAGCGGCAGCGGCGAGCGCCACTGACGCGGGGCACTTCATCACGCGCTTGGCGGTTGAGCCGCCAACGACCTTACTGTGCAGCATGGTCGTCCACCTGAGAGAACTTCGCGGAGCGCACGAAGGAGACACCCAACTCCCACATGATGTGGTCAAACGAAGTGCCGTAGGTGCCGTTGAGGTAGTTGAGCAGGATGCGCTCAATCTCGGCTTCGGTGAGGATGATCTGCATGGTCGTCTCCTTTACTGTGTGTGCGAGCACGATACCGGCACAGAATCCTTGTGTCAACAACTTTCGGATGATAATATGCTTGAACGTGAGATCGAACAGCATCTGATGTGGGCGGTGGCCCGGATGGGCGGCAAAACGTGGAAGTTCACCTCCCCCGCGCACCGGGGCGTTGCGGATCGGATCGTGTGCCTGCCAGACGGTAGCACCTGGTTCGTTGAACTGAAACGGCCCGGTGGCCGGTTGTCCGCGCAGCAGGTGGCTTTTGCGGCGGACATGAAGGCGCTGCAACAGAATTACGCTTGCCTATACAGTAAAGAGGACGTTGACCAATGGTGTACTACAACGAAATAGACCCTTATGCCGCGCAATGGCTAAGGAACTTGATTGCCGCAGGACATATCGCGGAAGGGGATGTTGACACACGGAGCATTAAAGATGTACGAGCAGATGACCTTAGACCTTACGTTCAGTGCCACTTCTTCGCCGGGGTCGGCGTCTGGAGCCACGCCCTGCGACTTGCCGGGTGGCCCGACGACCGCCCCGTCTGGACCGGAAGCTGCCCCTGCCAGCCCTTTAGCGCAGCCGGAAAGGGTGCCGGCTTTGCCGACGAGCGACACCTCTGGCCCGAGTTCTATCGGCTCATCGCAGAGTGCCGCCCTCCAGTTGTCTTTGGAGAGCAGGTTGCGAGCAAGGACGGCCTCGGCTGGCTCAACCTTGTACAAGCTGACCTGGAAAGATCGGGCTACGCCACAGGGGCTGCCGATCTGTGCGCTGCGGGCGTCGGCGCCCCGCACATCCGACAGCGATTGTGGTGGGTGGGGCACACCTATGGCTCACGAAGCGCGCCTCGGATATCAAAAACGCTGGAACGGCAAGAAGGGAACGCAACTCAGCCTGACGACGGAATGCGTGGATTACTTGGATCCGATACGCGGCAATCCTTACCTTGCGGGCTGGCCGCCGCCGACTCTGCAAGCAAAGGAATGGTCGGAAACTGCGGTGTTAGCTTGGGTAGCGGGGGCACGCGGGACGCACGGGCTGGACTTGGGGGCAGCAGCAGTCATGGCGGGCTGGCCGACGCCGAACACGATGGACATTGTGGATCGAAAAGCTATTCGCCCCAGTCGAATAGCGACAAACAGAACTTCGGGTTATCTGACGGAAGACATTTTGCACTTGAAGGACAACCCGCAACCAGCCCGACTAACGGCTTCTGGGGATCTGCTGACTGGCTCTACTGCCGGGATGGAAAGTGGCGGCCAGTTGAACCCGGCACATTCCCGCTGGCTTATGGGGCTGCCGCCCGAGTGGGACGCCTGCGCGCCTACGGCAACGCCATCGTCCCGCAAGTCGCGCAAGCCTTCATAGAGGCGTACCTTGATGCAGTTGCGTGAAGTCCAAGAGCGAGGTGCCGACTGGATCTACGAACACGACCGCAGTCTGATCCTGGCGCCCGTGGGTTCCGGCAAGACCGCGCTGACGCTGCGGGCGCTGTCGGACATGATCCGCAACCAGGTGGTGCGACAGGTTTTGGTGCTGGCGCCCAAGCGCGTCTGCCTTCAGGTGTGGCCCGTGGAGGCGCGCAAGTGGGCGCCCGACCTTACGGTGTCGGTGGCGTCCGGCACGCCAATAGCCCGCCTGAAGGCGCTCAACGCAGGGGCACACCTCACGGTCATCAACTACGAGAACATCGAGTGGTTGTGCAAGCACAAGTTGCCGTTTGACGCCATCGTGTTCGACGAGTTGACCAAGCTCAAGAACCCGTCTGGCACTCGGTTCAAGGCGCTGTTCAAGGCCATCGAACACATCAAGATCCGCATCGGGCTGAC